TTCACCAGTCGGACAAGTTTCCGCCGTACGAACGCAAGCGGCCTGCCGCTGATTTGTACGGAACCACGTCCGCGCAGAACAATAAGACCATCAAGCAGCTGAGTGATCTGCTTCCGAAGGAAAACCTGTCCGCAAAGGCAGAGACAGACGGGTTTGATGAGTTTTTAGCATCGAATGATGATTAAGTACGCCTTAGACTACAACCCAGTTAGAGAGTATTGGAACGCGATACGCGAAGGGAAAGAGATTGTCTCTGCCAAAATTAAAAAGACATACCGCAAACTCGTTTACGATTTGGACAATCCAAACGCAAGCGAGTTTTTTTATGACCCGAAACGGGCGAACCGAGTGCTTGAGTTTGCAGAGAACTTCTGTAAACATTCCAAGGGTAAATTTGGCGGAAAGCCGGTCAGGCTGGAACTGTGGGAGAAGGCACTGCTCTGCGCTATCTTCGGGTTTGTTGATATCGAAGGGAACAGGAAATACAGAGAGGCAATTCTGATTGTAGGCCGTAAGAACGGCAAGTCACTGCTGGCATCCATTGTCGGACTCTACATGCTGATGGCTGACGGAGAACCGGGCCCGGAAGTGTACAGTTGTGCGCCACTTGCCCTAGATACAGTTGTCCCAACAGTGAATGGATTAAAAACAATGGGGACTCTGTCTGTTGGGGATTACGTATATACTCCGTCCGGCAAACCAACGAGAGTTAATTACATAACAGAAGAGGTTATGTATCCAACATACGAATTAACGTTTGATGACGGAACTCGCGTAAGGGCAACAGGGAACCATCCATGGAGAATTGAAAAATATGTCAGCGGCGGAAAGAATAAGCCTTTGAAATGGGTAACCGATACTGTCGAGACAGAAAAGATAAGAATTAGGTATGACAACAGAAGGTCGGCACGTATTCGTGTAGCTGATGCTTATGAGGGTGCGTCTATCAATCTTCCGATAGAACCGTATACGCTCGGTTCGTGGTTAGGAGATGGACGAAATAACGGCGGACAAATAGCCGGACATAAAGATGATGTTGAAATCCCAAAAAGAATTATGGCGGACAAATATCAAATTTCATATATGAAAACATATGGAAATACTGACCATTATACTGTCTTGGGATTAAGAACGTTATTGAGAGAAAACAACTTGCTGAACAACAAACATATTCCGGAAGAATATTTTCAAGCGTCAATAGCTCAAAGACAAGAGTTGCTAAAAGGTCTAATGGATACGGACGGGACGTGCACAAAAACAGGCGAATGTCGATATGTCGGAAATTGTGAGCAGTTATGCAATGATGTCCACAGGCTTGTTTTGTCTCTCGGATTAAAAGGCCATATTCGACAAAGTAAAGACTGTAACGGAAAAGTGATCTGGGTTGTTTCTTTTAAAACGATTAAAGACTTTAGCTGTTTTAACCTAACGAGAAAGCACAACCGTTTATTGGATAAGTTTGATGAAAGATATTGCAAATACAGATACATCGAAAGCATTGAAAGAATTGAAACAATTCCGTGTAAATGTATAGAAGTGGAAGATGAAAGCCATTTATTTGTGATAGGGAAAGAGCTTATAACCACACACAACACCAAACGTGAGCAGGCGAAAATCATTTGGATGGAGTCAAAGCGAATGATTGCGAAGTCACCTGCGCTTGCGAAACGAACACGAAGCCTTGTCGGGGAAATAGCCGCTGACTTCTGTGACGGAACATACAAGCCGCTGGCATCGGACAGTAATACGCTGGATGGCTTGAATGTTCATTGCTCTCTTCTTGATGAGATTCATGCATGGCAATCTGGCAAACCGCTCTATGACGTTATCGTTGACGGATGCTCTGCCCGTGAACAGCCTTTGATTTTTATCACAACAACATCAGGCACAATCCGCGAAGACATCTATGACATGAAATACGACGAAGCCAAACGAGTCATAGATGGCTACTTTGACCCGAACGGCTATAAGGATGAACGTCTGATTGCTTTTGTTTATGAACTGGACAAACGCAGCGAGTGGATGGATGAGAAGTGCTGGAAGAAAGCCAACCCGGGACTCGGAACCATCAAGAACTATACCACGCTCAAAGACAAGGTCGAGAAAGCAAAAGCGAATCCACTGCTTGTCAAGAATCTTGTGTGTAAAGAGTTCAACATACCGGAAACAACGGGCGAAGCATGGTTGACAGCGGAACAGGTTGTGAACGAAGCAAGGTTTGATGTGGCAGAACTGAAACCGCGCTACGGAATCGGCGGTACCGACCTTTCCAGCACAACCGACTTGACGGCGGCAAAGGTCATTTTCAGAGTGCCGAATGATGAACATGTGTACGTGTTGCAAATGTATTGGATGCCCGAAGATAATGTCGAGAAGCGAGTCAAGGAAGACCATATCCCTTATGACGTTTGGATTGAACAAGGCCTGATGCGAACCTGCAAGGGAAATCAGATCAGCTATCACGATGTAACGGCATGGTTCCTGGAAGTCCAGGAGCAGCTGGATGTGTATCTGTATAAGGTCGGTTATGACAGCTGGTCTGCAAAGTACTGGGTGGAGGAAATGGAGCAGACATTTGGTACGGGTATCATGGAGCAGGTCATCCAAGGCAAGAAAACGCTTTCCGGACCCATGAAGTCACTTGGCGCGGATCTTGATGCCAAGAAAGTGATATACAACAATAACCCGATTGACAAGTGGTGCTTATTCAATACCGCAGTTGATATAGATCGCAACGACAACATACAACCGATGAAAACAAGCGTCCCGACACGGCGAATCGATGGAACAGCCGCGCTCTTGGACGCTTATGTTATTTATCAGCAATTTTTCAATGACTATATGTCGATGATTTGAGAGGTGAGAGCATGAAATTTCCAAGACTTTTCAACTTGCGAAGAAGCCGAGATCCTACTGTGAAGCCGGACAACAATGCTGTCCTTCAGATGGTCAATTTGTATTCAGACCATTATCTCGCATGGAACGGAAAACTGTACGAATCGGACATTGTCATGGCATGCATCAGGCCGGCTGTGAAAGCGGTCGGGAAACTGGTCGCAAAACATATACGGACGGGAGCGGAAGGGCTGACGGTCAATCCGATGACGAACATCAAGATGATTCTGCGGTATCCGAACCCAAGGATGACCATGCAGCAGTTTTCGGAGAAGATGGCATTCCAGCTGATCACTACCGGAAATGCGTTTGCATTGGTGGAGCGTGAAATAGATCCACCGCACAGACCGATTGGCCTTTATCCGATTGAGTGCCGGTCAGCGGAACATGTTTGCGACAACGGCGTTGATATGGTCAAATTCGTTTTGAATAACGGCAGGGTGATGCTGTTTGACTACGCGGACATTGTTCATCTGAGAAGAGACTTCTCCGGTGATGCCTTCTTTGGGACGAACCCTGCATCGGCACTTACTCAGCTGATGGAATGCGTAGGCACGATTGACCAAGGTATCGTTAAGGCCATCAAGAACAGTAGCATCATTCGATGGCTGCTTAAATTCAACACGGGTATGCGGCCGGAGGATGTCAAGAAAAACGTCTCCGAGTTTGTAAACAATTACCTGTCTGTTGAATCAGACTCCTTTGGCGCGGCCGGCGTTGATGCGAAGGTGGATGCCAAGCAAATCGAGCCGAAGGACTATGTCCCGAATGCCGCCACAACGGACAAGCTGACGGACAGGATCTATAGCTTCTTTGGAGTCAACAAGGCAATCGTGCAATCATCCTACGATGAAAACCAATGGAATGCATTTTACGAAGCACAAGTTGAACCGATTGCCATCCAGTTTGGCGAAGTGCTGACGTTAAGGCTGTTTACCAAGAAGGAAATCAACTTCGGGAATCAGATAGTTTTTGAGGCGGCATCACTTCAGTACGCATCCATGTCCACGAAACTCAACCTAGTTACCTTCCTTGACCGTGGCATCATGAACGCGAACGAAATCCGAACCATTCTGAATCTGCCGCCGATACCGGGCGGAGATGTATACGTCCGAAGACTTGACACTGTGCCGATAGGGCAGAACGGAGGTGAGACAGATGGCGAAACATAAGATTGATATTCGGGGAGACATCATCCCGAATGACTACAAGTGGTACTACGAATGGCTGGAAATGGACAGCACATGCACGAAAGATGTCACCGGAGTGTTGGACAAGATGGTCGCAGGCGATGACGTAGATGTCTACATCAATTCACCGGGCGGCGTGATTGATGTCGGAAGCGAGATATACACTCTGCTACGTCAGAAGGCCGAAACGAACCCGGTCAACATTTACATCACCGGGCAGGCGTGTTCGGCGGCGTCCATCATCGCTTGCGCGAGTCATTGCGCCATGTCACCGACCGCACTGATGATGGTGCATTGTGTGTCGAGCGGAGTCAGAGGAAACCACAACGATATGGAGCATATGGCGGAAGTGTTACGGACAGCCGACCATGCTCTATGTACCGCATACACCGAAAAGACGGGCATGACGGAAGAAGAGGCTCTTGAGATGATGGAAAACGAGACCTGGCTGACAGCCGAGCAGGCAAAAGATCGTGGTCTGGTCGATGAAATCATCTTTGAAAGTAAAGAGGGAGAAGCATTGCCAATGGTCGCATCATGCGGCCTTTTTTCGTTGCCGACAGAAGAGCAGATGGCAAAGGCAAGACAGATGGCAATCGTACACATCGAGCCGGAACCCACAGACACGGCAGAAGCAAGGCGGCTTGAAAGAAGCATGGAAGCCAAGCGTCTTGCGAGAAGCAAAAGAATTTTACGGAGGTAAATGACTATGAAATATGCAGATTACAAAGAAATGTATGACAAGCTCAACGAAGAGCTTACCGCACTGATCGAAAACGATGCCAGTGACGAAGAGTATCAGGCAAAAGTAGACGAGATCAATGCACTGAACGAGAAATGGGATGTCACTTCCCAGCGGATCGCCGATGCGAAAGTCCTTTCCGATGATCGCAGAAGCTACAACATCGAGGATGCCGCTGTGCAGGCTTCCCCGGCAGCAGTAGTCATGGAATCGGTCAGCTTTGAACCGCAGGCCGCAAACGAGGAGAAAACAGATATGAACAGCAAAGCATATGAGACCGCATGGGCCAAGATGATGATGGGCAAAAAGCTCACAGATGCTGAGAACAGCACCATCTCGATGGTCAATGCAGCACTGACAACCGTCAACACCGGCGCAGTTATCCCGACTTCCGTAGCGCAGGGCATTTGGGATCTGATCGAGGAGCAGCATCCGCTTTGGGCAGACGCTCAGAAAACATATGTTAACGGCAACTACAACATGATCGTTTCCGATGTTTCCAGTGAAGCAGCTTGGTACGATGAAGCAACCGCAACAGCAGACGGTTCCGAAACCTTCCGCACGATTTCTCTTACCGGATGCGAACTGGCAAGAAATATCGTTGTTTCTTGGAAACTGCGTGAGATGGCAGTAGAGGACTTCATCCCGTTCATCCAGAGAAAACTGGCTGACAAGATGGGCAAGGCTCTCTCCTATGGCGTAGCTAAAGGCAAAGGTCAGCCTGGCGCATCCGATACTTTCAAAGCGGAACCGAAGGGTATCATTACCGCACTTGAGGCAGAGACAAGCACTCCGCAGGTTAAGACCTATACCGCAGGCGAACTTGCTTATTCCGATCTGACCGCCGCAAGAGCAAAAATTGCTTACGGCGCACCCGCTCTCCGCATCTACGCAAACAGCAAGACCATCTGGGACGAGCTGGCGAACGTTAAGGATCAGAACGGCAGACCGATCATGGTTGCCGATCCGATCAACGGCG